GTTCTCGTGAGGGCAGATAAATGCTTGTTGATTTGGATGCATTAGATAATTTTATAGACAGTAAAGATGAGGAGATTCAACAAGGAACTCTTTCAATAAGAGTTCCTATAGAGGATATGACTGCTATTCTTACACAGATGTGGAAGTCTCGTCAGACTGAACCTAAGATGGGTGAGTTGTATGAGAAATATAAATCATTGATACCAAGTGAATGAATGGCGTCTTTCATAAATATCTAAAAACTGTTAGATATGAGCACGGCATCTATTGCGATTGATAATTTTTTAGATAGCGATAAGTGGAATACCATTCAATCTGGTATATCAAGTTATCTTAATGTCAATACTTATACAAACATTGGTGATCCTCTCCATAGTCAAATTCAGGGTTGGATAGAAGAAAAATTAAAAACATTAAATCTTTGGCAAGATATATGGAAGAATGAGATACCATTGTTTAGTGGTATAAATGTTTTACCTGAAGGGATTAATGTCGAATCCCCTGATCCTACTAATGGTGGATATCATAGAGAAGATGGTGGATATATCTATTACATACATCCTGCATGGGAATCTTCGTGGGGTGGTAATTTAAAACTTAAGAATTGTAGTGTTGCTCAGATAGAACCAAAACCTAATAGATTTGTTTGGGTTAATCCAGATATTTGGCATGGTATAGAAGTAGTAAATAATACAGCAAGTACAAATAGAATATCTGTAGTGGCATGGCCTTCAGGAACAGTAGAATATAGTGATGCTGATTTGATAATAAATACTTCAACGTAGGAATATCTTTATATTGATGGGAAAGGCATTTTCAAAAGCAATTAAGCATTTAAAGTCTACTGAGATAGACGATAGAATTGCAGTACTTGAAGCAGCACCTACTAATAATACTACCTTTATTAATGTTCCTGATGCTGATATGGAGACTGAAACGGCTCCGTCCGGACTAGCAGATTTAGATTTTGATAATGATGATCCTGCTCAGAATGGTAAGGATACTAGTGGATTGTTTGAGGCAGATGGAACTCCAAAAACTGTAATGCCTCCTGGTGATACAAGTTATATTTTAGGTCCTATGGCTGCCATGTATTATACATGGTCGTATCCTTGGACTATGATAGGTTATATACGAATGGCTGATCGTAAGATGGTGAATCTTGCGAGGATTGATGGAAAACTTTCTGATTGGGATGGTGTTAGTAATTTTAATAGTGCTTCGTGGGGTGGGCAACTAACAGTAGCTCAGGCAAGATGGTTTAGAGATACCGCCAAAAAAGATGATGCTGGTAATGATCCTGCAGATGCAAATTATAGAGCATTTTATCCAGGTCCACCTTCTAATACTCCTGATTCATATGGTAGATATCTTTGCACGGTAACAGGAACACCAAAAACAGAGACTAAAACTGCGGCTCCAATAGGACAGCAGGCTGGAGATAACTTCTCTGCGATGTTGGCTCTTCTTAAGAAAAAGCTAGGAAAACAAACCCCCCAAAAACAAGCATTTCAAAAACAAACCCCTAAAAAAGATGATTTTGATAGAGAATGGGAGCAGGCTATAAAGGTAGATATTAACAATATAGATCAAATTTATAACGACTGGAAGCGTAGATACGATCAGAATTTTCATCCTGATGGTACTCGCAAGACTCCGTTCAATACTGATGCGGTTGATTATTTACCTCCTCCTGTTAAGCGATGGTTTAAAAATAATGTTCCTGATTGGAGAGAGTCTCAAACAGGGCAATGGATAGAGAAGAATTCATGGTGGATTGAACCAGTTATAGGTGCTGTTGCTGGTGCTGTTGGTGCAAAGAATGCTTATAGAATGCCGTATGGAATCAAGACTTCTAGAATTAATGCATGGAAGGGCAAAATTCCTAAACTAAATCCACGAACTGGAAAACTTGATAATCTTCAATTGTTTAATAAGAATAATGATTTAATTGGTAAGAAGGTTTATAATCCTCAGACAAGAAAATGGGATATTAAGATGCGTCCCAATCAGAAGTCTTCTACTAGAAATAAGATTGATTGGGAGATAGATCAATTACAGCATACTGATAAATCATTTCTAAAATATGAAAAAACAGGAATAAATCCAGGATATAAAGATTTAGATCCCCTGAGATTAACTAGAGTTAATGCACCTGGAAGTACAGCAGGTGGTGGAACTGTTGGTGCTGATTGGGCTATTCGGAAGGGTGCTGGTGCTGCTGTTGGTGCTGGTGTTGGTTCTGTTAACCGTAGAGGAAGACGTATTAGAAAAGAATCTGTTTCAGAAGATAGGAAGAAAGATATAATTAAGAATCTTAAGGAACCTGTAGTTATACCAGAGACTAAGCAGAAGAGTTATAAAGTTAAACCAAAGGTTCCTGGATTATCAAATACTCCTAAGATAGCATCAGCAACACCTCAAAAGCCATATAAAGATGATGCAGTTGGTGGTAGGAATCAGTGGGGTAAGCATGAGTATGATGCTAATGTAAGAATGTCTCAAGAGAGAATGAATTCAGTATATGATATGTTAGGTGGAGGATGGCAAGCATTTGAACATATGCTTCTTGATAAGAAAATTAAAACTGATGAAGAGATGGAAGACTTTTGGGGTAAGCATCCAGAATTGTACAGCTATTTCTATAATGGTAAGAAATATACAGCAACACGTAAAGAAGAAATCAAGGGAGACTATCTTGTGTTCTTAGTAGATGAAAATGGTGAGAAGAGTAGCATACTTCAATCTGAATTGAATGAAAAACTTGCTGAAGAGTATGAGAAAAAAGAACTTGCTGAATATAATAAACCTGAACCTTATGAAAAAGATTCTTTATTTAAAAAGTCTTTAAAGAGATCAAGGAAAGACATTGCACCTGAGTATCCAAAGGATCCTCCACCTGAGATGGTGAATGATAGGCATCCTGACTTTGGGAAACGTCCAGGTTTCTATAGGAAATTAGATCCTGTTAGTGCAAGAGCAATGCCTAAGACTGGTGATTCAGAGACAGATGCGGAAGTGAAGAAAGCAAAGGTTAAACCAAAGGTTAAGGAAGAATATTCTGATTGGAAGAAAGCATTAAATTATTGACAAGTGATTAATATTTTGTTATAATAAATATTCTTGACGGTTTACCGTCCTTACTACCCCAAACCGAGACCATGGGGATAAGTCTCTTATCTTACAAGTAAAATCGCTCTCTTAACAAATGACTACTCTGCAACGTCAGAGCAGCCCTCTAGCTAATTGGAACGAGTTTTGTGCGTGGGTTACATCCACAAACAATCGCTTATATGTTGGATGGTTTGGAGTCCTAATGATTCCATGTCTTCTAACTGCTGCTACTTGTTTCATTATCGCATTTATTGCTGCACCTCCTGTCGATATTGACGGGATACGCGAACCTGTTGCTGGTTCTTTATTATATGGTAACAACATCATTTCTGGTGCTGTTGTCCCTTCAAGCAACGCAATCGGTATGCACTTCTATCCTATTTGGGAAGCTGCTACTATCGATGAATGGTTATACAACGGTGGTCCATACCAGTTGGTAATCATGCATTTCCTTATTGGTATCTGTGCTTACATGGGTAGACAATGGGAATTATCTTATCGTTTAGGAATGAGGCCTTGGATCTGTGTTGCTTACTCTGCACCCGTCTCAGCTGCCTTTGCAATATTCCTCATTTATCCGTTCGGACAAGGAAGTTTCTCTGACGGTATGCCGTTGGGAATCTCAGGTACGTTCAACTTTATGTTTGTATTCCAAGCGGAACATAATATCCTTATGCATCCTTTCCATATGTTGGGAGTTGCGGGGATGTTTGGAGGTTCTTTGTTCAGTGCTATGCACGGTTCATTGGTTACTTCCTCACTCATCCGTGAAACAACCGACCTTGAATCTCAAAACTACGGATACAAGTTTGGACAAGAAGAAGAAACCTATAACATCGTTGCTGCTCACGGGTACTTCGGTAGGTTAATCTTCCAGTATGCATCATTCAACAATTCACGTTCTCTGCACTTCTTCCTAGCAGTATTCCCAGTCGTATGTGTCTGGTTTACTAGTATGGGTATTAGTACAATGGCATTTAACCTGAATGGATTCAACTTCAATCAATCTATTCTAGATGCTAATGGTAGGGTTGTCCCGACGTGGGCAGATGTCCTTAACCGTGCTAACCTTGGTATGGAAGTTATGCATGAAAGGAACGCACACAACTTCCCATTAGACTTGGCTGCTGCTGAGACTACAGAGGTTGCACTTGTTGCTCCTGCAATAGGATAATGGAACTCATCGCAATCTTTGCTGCAATATCAGCAACTGTATACGGTGCGTATCGGATGACCCCTAAAGGTTGATATTCTATTCAACGTCTGATAAGATAAAGAGACCCTCACAAAGGGTCTCTTTTTTTATAGATACTCTAGTTACATTTTTCTTATGAAAATATTTTTGGATACTGCTGACACCTCCCTTATAGAAAAACATTTCTCTACAGGACTGATAGACGGTGTTACTACCAACCCAACTCTTATTAGGCAGAGTGGTAGAGACCCAGAAGAGGTCTACCAGGAACTCTCTGACCTGGGTATAATGGATATTAGTATGGAAGTAGTGGGTGATAGTGATACGATGACCTCAGAGGGTCGTAGACTTGCTGAGAAGTTTGGAGAAGTAGCAACTATCAAGGTTCCTTGTTCTCCTGATGGTCTTCTTACTTGTGCTCATTTGTCAAGGGATAATGTTAAGGTTAATGTTACCTTGATTTTTGATGCAGCACAGGCTATACTTGCTGCTAAAGCAGGTGCTACATATGTTTCACCATTTGTAGGAAGACTTGACGATAACTCAGTGAATGGGTTAGATGTTATCAAGGACATCTCTGAGATTTACCAGACTCACTGGATTAAGACTCAGATTTTATCTGCTTCTATCCGAGGAGTGAAGAGTGTATCTACATCCTTTGCCCTTGGTGCTCAAGTAGTTACAATGCCACCATCAGTATTTGAGAAGATGTATAATCATGTTCTTACTGATAAGGGATTGCAATTATTTGATGCAGACTGGGCTTCAGTCGTTGCTCATACTAAATAAATTTTTAAATAGACGAGATGAATTTCACAGTTTATTCTAAGGAAGGATGCCCTTTTTGCACAAAAGTTGTGCAGGTATTAGAGTTATCAGGACTGAGACATGTTGTCTATAAACTTGATCAACATTTTGATCGAGAAAGTTTTTATGGGCAATTTGGTCAAGGTTCAACCTTTCCTCAAGTAGTAGTGGACTCTACTAATCTTGGTGGATGTGCCGAAACAGTTAAGTATCTTCAAGAAAAAAATCTGATCTAATGAAAGACGACTTTGAAACTGTATATGATATGATTGAACATGCTATTGATTTAGCATTCATGAAAGGTAAGTTTCAACTTAAGTTTTATGACTTTCTTAAGTATCGTAAGACTAAGAAGTATGAGGTAGATGCTTTCATTGAAAGCTCTACTGCTCGTGAATTAAGTGAGTTAGTTTTGGACTTAGAAGAATACATTAAAGGTGGAAAGGATAATGATCATCAACAATTGAGAGAGGCATATGGACACCTTGGAAAACCACAAGCAAGAAAGATAAAAGCTTATTTGTATGGTATCCTTGAAGACGCATGGAGGTATAGTCGTGACCGAAGGCCAGGAAGAAGGAAAAAGGACTCTAAATAAAGACACAACCACAGAGATTAATCGTGGTGTAGAATTGTTGTTACGCAATAGGAGAAGAACTGAAAGACCAAAAACCTTTCAAGTAAAGTTCGGAAAACTAATTGCCCTCTGGAATAGAGAAATTGTTTTTCATCTTAATTTTTACTTGGACATTAGAAAAAAATAAAAATTCTCTTGGAGGAGCATCATGGAAACTACTATAGTAACCCTGACCCTAACGACCATTGTGTCGTTCCTTGCATTAATAGTAGGAGGTATGGTAGGATGGATGGCAAGACAACATTCTTACGAAACTACACCCCAATTTGTTTATACTCACCCAGAGATGTTCGACGAAAATGGACATGTAGTTCCTGATGAAATTGTAGCCGTGAGGTTTGAAAACGAAAATGACAGCAACACCGAAGAAACCGAGGAAGAGTAGCACTGTGGTAGCAAAGACTCCTAGAAAGAGCGCTGCTAAACCTCCAGCACTTCCACCCAATCCCTTTGTTCATGAGATTTTGGACTTTGTTGGTAAACAAAAATCCAAGATAGCAAAGGTAGAAGCTTTAAAAGAATATCGTAATGAGGCATTAGTCTCTATTCTTATTTGGAATTTTGATGAGACTGTTGTTTCTTTGATTCCTGAAGGGGAGGTTCCTTTTACACCTAATGATAGTCCATTGGGAACGGATCATACTTCTTTGCGTAGAGAATCAAAGAATTTATATCACTTTGTGAAAGGTGGTAATGATACTTTGAATGGTATTCGTCGTGAGACAATGTTTATTCAGATGCTTGAAGGACTTCATCCTGATGAAGCAAATATTATAATTCTTGCAAAGGATAAGAGATTATCTGAGCAGTATGCAGTATCCTATGAACAGGTTAAAGAAGCTTATCCAGATATTACCTG